CACTTGTGTCACACCAACCGCAGGAGTAACTGTAATGATCCGTGAATCGATTGACTGGCTGAAGAGTGTGTACACAACCCCAAGCGCTGAACAACTTGCGCTGCGTGAACTGGAGGACGGCAAGCGAAGGCTGCTGGAGGCTCAGAGCAGCCGCGAGTACGCCGACTCGATGTGCAAGTATTACGAGGCGAAGATCAAGCGCCTGACGAACTACCTGCACAAGGCCACGGAGGATCAGCAATGATCTGGCCCTTTCCTCCTCCCGGTGGCCCGGTGCCACTGACACCCAAGGAACTCAAGGAACTGGAGCGCAAGGAGCGCGAGAAGCTACCGGAGGCACCGTTTTGAGTTCACTCAACCGTGGGCATCTGGTAGTTGATGCCCTTGCCACCATTGCCGACTTCGGCGAGGTCACTGCGAGTGAGTTGGCCGATCACCTGCGCATCAGTCGATACGACGCCCACGCTGTGCTCACTCGACTGAACAACCGCACCAAGTCAGGCTTGAAGCGCATCCACGTCGTGCGGTACGTCTACGACCACGAGGGTGCCCGCAAGTACCCCCGGGCGGTCTACGCCCTGGGTGACAAGTCCGACGCCAAGAAGCCCAAGCCTGACACGCTTGCCAACAAGCGGCTGCACTACCACCGGGCCAAGGCCCGGGCGCTGACCAACAGCGTCTTCAACCTTGCGACGCAGTGGAGGGCGGGTACATGAAATGTCCTACTTGCAATGCGTGGGTGGAAGTTATAGAAACCAGACAGCGAAAAGGTTACACCTACAGGAGGTACACATGCGCGAACAAGCACCGCTTCAGCACACGCGAATCCCCCGTGGCTGTGACCAGCAAGGCCGACACCCTCAAGCCGCCGAGTGCTGCACTGAACTCGGCTGCGAAAATGACGAATGCAACAGCCTGATGCCGTTAGCTGTAGCAGCGGTGGCCGTGGTGCTGCTGATCGCCGTGGGGCTGGCGCTTACCTGAGCGTCAGTAAGACCAGATCGTCGGCTGATAGCGCAGATCGAGGTGGATGAACCGCCCCGTGCCCTTCTGCTGCACGCCGATGCCGGCGAACCCCAGGTGCATGGCTAGGCGCAGCAGTTCATGAGCGTCAGCGCCTTGCACGCCGACGTCGCATGCCAAGCCAGTCGAGTGCATACCCGGCTCGGCCTTGGCCTTCTCGATGGGATGATCAGGGCAGCGGTAGCCTGATGTGATGGTCATAGGGCGCTTGTAGACGTCTCGCAGCGCCTGCAGACGCCCCATGAACTCGGGCTTCATCTCCTGCTTGCCGCAGTGGCGGCAACGGAACTCGGCCTCGGTAAAGTTGGGATAGTCGGCCCAGTTCACTGCTTGCGCTTGTCGTAGACCGACCAGCCAACACCGGCCAGCGCGGTTAAGCCGCTGATGATGGCGTCCATGACAGAGCCCTCGACGCCGTACTTCATGGCAAAGCCGCCAGCCGCAGCGGTCAGGATGTGGCGCACCAGAGCTTGAATGATCATTGCGTTCATGTCAGTCCTTTCAGGGTTTGTCCGCCTTGTTGTCGAGCTTGGCGAAGATCTGGCGGCAGATCTCCTTAATCTCGCTGATGTCGCGGTGGTAGTCATCCTTGGCGACATAGTTCAGCGGCATCTGCCGCACGTCCTTGTCCAGCACCCGCAGCGTCTGATAGATGTTGTTAAGCACCCACCCACCGAGGAACCCGGCGATGGAAACGGCGACGTTGAAGAGGTATTGCGTGTCCATTTACTGTTCCGACACAAACGAGTTTTGAATTTCCGCAGCCGGCGCAAGCATATTGACAGCGGCAGGAGTTCGCAACACTTTCGATGCGGCGGTGCCCGCCTTTTTGAAAGGTTCCGCCATCTTCTGACCCTTGGCCTGACGGGCCATAGCCTTCTCCAGCGCCTTGGCGGCTGCTGCTGGGTCGAGCATCTCAGCGGCCAACTCGATGGCCAACTTCTCATCCAACTTGCCCTGCATCCGACGCAGCAGATCGTTGGCGACCGTGGTCACGTTGTTGATGAAGTTCGGGGCGCGAACGTTGCCCATGACCTCGGTGCCCATCAAGTTCACGTCAGGACCAGCGCCACGGGCAGCGGTGGCCTGCGCCTCGGTTTGACGAGCACGGGCCAGATCAGCGCGGACATCCTCGACGATCTTGATCTGATCCGGTGTGAGCACGTCTGACAGGTTCTGGAACCGGGCTTCACCGGTGGCCCGCTTGATGGTGCCTGGGGCGTTTTCCAACGCACCAGCATACCCTGCGGCCCGCAGGCGGGCGGTCTCCTCACCCAGCGCAGGAACAAGTTTGCCTTCGAGGAACTGGCCGACCTGCATCTGGTTGATCGGTCTGCTCTGCGCGGCAAAAGTTTCTCGCGCCACTCGGTACATCGGGGCCTTGCTCTCAGCCCATTCAAGGAATTGTGCCCGGGTACGACCGATGGCTTTCGCCTCGGCTGATCCGATGCCGAACGTGGCAGGGTCTTTGATCAGGTCGTCGAAGGCCATCTTCATGGCGTGAAGGCTGCTGCCTGGGTACTGCGCCACCTCGCCCGGGATCACGGTCTGACCCAGCGGACGTCCTGCTTCGTCAACGATTGCTGACGGAACAACCTGGGCAGGACGGTTCTGGCCGATTTGGAAAGGTTGACCTTTCTCCGCAGCCAGATCGGCAGCACGGGCGATCACCTTGTCCATCGAGGGGCGGTTCAGCAGCGTGGCAAACGTGTCGTCTGCTGCCACCATCGCCTTGTCGGAGATGCCGTACAAAGTCTTGGCTGTGGCGCTGCGAGTGGCCTCTGCTGCCGCAAGTTCCGCAGGGGTCTTGCCGACTTGCTGCACTGCAGCAAGCTGCGCCGCTTTCTGAGCCTCGGCCCGCTCATAGAATGGAGTCGGTGTGGTCTTGGCAGCAGATGCACCCATCGCCGAAAACCGGGTGGCTCCTGCGGGCGCCGCAGCCTGGGCGGCGGTGGGTAGGCTGCCTGGGACGATCTCGGACGGTTGCCGCAGGGCGTTGAGCACCTCTGCGCCGCGACCTTCCACGGCAGTCAGATATGCCGCCGACTTCGGGTCGAGGGCGTTGTAAACCGCACCCACACCCTTGGCGGCCAGCTTGACGGGCTGCTCGATCAGCGGCGCAACCGGGCGCATGGGGTTGATTGCAGCACCAGCCGTGCTCAGGGCTGCGCCAGTGCGCGTGGCACCCAGTTTGGTTGCAGCAGCCCCGCCGCCGGTGAGCAGCGTTGACAGGTCAGCAGCGGCCCCCACGGGATCTTCGGCAAACGTGCGCTTGATGCCCTCGTAGCTGCCGTACCGGTCCTTGTACATGCCACCGATGGCGTTGGCCGTCTGGACAGCGCGTTGCGTGGCTTCTGGGTTGGTGTCGAACCGGTCGATGAAGTTGACCACGCCCTGTGGCAGCGAGTTGCGCAGCGCCCCGGCACTGGCATCGAGGATGCTGGTGAGAGTCTGAATTGGACTGGTCACCGCCTGCACGACACCGCCGACGAACTGGCCTGCGCTGCCGGGTAGGTTCTTGACCGCCTCGACGGGCACCTCGGCTAACCCGTAGCTGCGGCGCGGCCCGGGGATGCCGCCGGTAGGTGCTGCAGAGGCTTCAGCTTCTGCCGCACGAGCCCGTGCAGCAGCCATCGCCATAGCACGCTGCTGGTCAAGCGTCATTTCTGCCATAGCTGGCGCTCCTCTGGAGTCATGTATTGCCATGTCCTGGGATCTACACCAGCAGGCGCAGGCGGAACAGCAGCCTGGGGACCACCCTTCATCACGCTGCGCTTGGGCACCACGATGGGCTCAGTGGAGATGCCTGTTCCTTGAAGAGCGCTGGCGGGGATCTGTTTGACCCGGGTGTTCCAAGTCTCGGCGCTCTTCTCGGCGGCGAGGCGGGACAGACGAGCCAACTCCGTGAGCGACTTCGCGTCGTAGGTGATCTGACCAGCCTTGGCTTTTTCCAAGAAGTCCCGGTCGGCGTTGGTGAAGCCCTGACCCGCGCCGAGGTTGGACGACTTGATGGCACCCAGCGTTGTCTCGGCCAGCGAGGAGATCAGCACCTCGGTGTTCTTGATCTTCTCGGCGTCAGTACCACCGGCTAGGTTGAGCGCCTTGGCAACTTGCAGCCGGACGTTCGCACCAGTGCCTGTAATGACCTTGCCGGTCGAGATCAGGTCCATCACGCGGTCAGCAGTCGCTGCGGCAGCAGGGGCGCCCTCAGCAGCAGTCAGCTTGGCGGCGTCTGCGTCTGCGATCAGACCACCGAACCGTTCAGCATACTTCCTCTCGGTGCTGACAGCGACGTTGGTGACCGGTGCACCGGCCCTTGCAATCGTCGCCTTCTGCGCCACAACATCAGCGGGCAACGGCACGTCAGCAGCATACGAGCCCGGCACCACTTGCGCCGCACCCTGACCGTACTTCGGCGTTGCGATAAGTCGCTGCGCACCACCCAAGTTCTGGCTGACAAAGTGCTGCTCAAGCGCCTTGTCGGCCTCCAGCATCAACCCCCGCACGGTTTCTGGCGAGTATTGCTCAGGGATGAGGTTTGACAAACCCGGCAAGTTCTGCAGGGTGTAGCTGCGCCAATTTGTATACGCCTCGGGCGTTGTCACTGAAGGCAGCAAGTCACGCGACTGTTTCATTTGAGCAGCGGCAAGATCCACAGCGGCTTTCTTGCGCTTGTCAGCAGCCTCGTCTGCTTCTCGCTGGGCTTTTTGCGCATCGAATGCGGACTTCTGCATGGCCGCACCTTTGGTGGGCGACACTGCGTAGACCTCGCGCAGAAATTCAGGGGAAGACAAGTTGACGTCCGGACGCGCATACAGCGCACGCAGACGGTTCTCAGCCTCGACCTCGCGCTGATACTCTTGCATCTTCAGCGCGGCCAACTGATTCTGTTGCTGGGCCTGCTGGATTTGGCTGACGCGGGCGTACTGCTCCAAAGGGTCTTGCAACTGCACCCCTCGAAAGCCCCCGGCAATGACTGGATCAAGTGCCATGTTGACTCCTTAGCCCCCACCCGGCGTGACCAAGTACGACGGTGTGTTCACAAACCCAGGCTCAGTTGTATACCCCATGCCTTGCTGCTGCGGCAACAGACGATTGAGTAGCTGCTGATTCTGGGTGTAGTTGAGGTACTGACCCAAACCGCCGGTCAGCGCGTTGGCACCGCCGATGTAGGCAGAACCTCGCGCAGCACCAGCACCCAGCGCACCCTGCGCCGCAGCTTGGCCACCGGCCATCAGGTTCTGGCCGTACTGGCCAGCGAAGTTTTGGCCGAGGTTGCTCATCACGCCAGCCGCTTGCGGGCCGATGTTGGCCATACCAGCCAAACGGTTGTAGGCCGAGCCAAACTCTTGCGATCCGAGATCTTGACCGTACCGCTGCGCGGCCTTCAAAGCGCCACCCGAGATCAGTCCGCCACGCGCCGCAGCCTGGCGATCCAGCGCCTTCAGACCCTCGCTCAGACGAAACTGATAGCCTGGGTCCATCTGCAAGAAGTTCTGCGCCTCAGGGCCACCACGTTGCACCGCAGCAAGTCGATTGAAGAACTCGGTGCCGGTCTGCAGAAACGGTTGTTGACGAGCGACGTTCTCTTCGTAGATGCGCTGCTGCAGGGCGTTGGCTTCGCGGCTTGCCTGCAGTTGCGCATCGGCTGCATCTCGTGCAGCGCCAGCTTGCGTTTTCGCTGCGCTTCTGGAAGCAAGGCCCCCTAATGCTGCCGAGCCAATGATGGCGGCTTCAATGCCCATGATGGATCTCCTTTACGAACATCCCGTCGGGTTGTTCATTGAACCCCAATCGCTTGAGGATGTCATTCATGTATTCGTGCCCAGGAGTCACGCGAGTGGTCACGCGATTTCCGGCAAACAGTTCCTTCAGCACACCTCTGGTCACCCAGCGTTTGCGCCACTCGGGCATCACCGATGCGTGAACTTCGTCGTCTTTGAAAAACGCAGCGCCGATGCACTGACCATCGCGCTCAATTGCCTTGATGTCCCAGTCAGCCACAGCCGCAGCATACGTGTCGAAATCCACCGAGTGTGACCAATCCGTAGCCGCGTAACCGACTTGCAATGCTTCGCTACGGTTGGGTACTAGCCGAGTGGTCACGTAACCTCCCGCCCCGAGGCGCGGATGTTGATGGCGGTTGCCGTGCCGGCGATTGTAGAGATGAACCCGCCAGGCGCAAGCACCTGACCAACGATCTCGGGGAACGTGTACGTCTCAGCGGGCGTCAGGGTCTTGGTCTTGACGATCAAGTTCTGGTTGCCCGCAGTATCCGCCGACGTGACGAGGTTGACGCTGATCGTTGCAGCAGTCGCGCTGTAGTTTGTCGCGGTGAACTTGTCGATGATAGCGGTCACCCCAGTGGCCGTGTACTGCGTGGTCTGAGTGTTCTCGGCGATCTTGGCCGGGACGAGTACCTTGACGGTAACGGTCATTTCTGGCTCCTTACGGGAAGCATTCGACGTTGCAAACTACAGAAGAATTGCCCGTGGTGACGTTGATGGTGAAGCCGTCAATATCGTAGGACTGCATCTGTGCTCTAGCGACTTGCGTGCCGGCGCTGTCTCTGATGTTGACAATACCAGTGTCACCACCACCACGTCGACCTGTTCCGTCCGCAGAACTGAATATGGTTGTGCCAGACGTACCATCGTGCATGCCTACAGACGTAAACGCTTGAGTTGTTGACGCAAGCACCGCAGTAATTCGCAACGCCCGAGGGCGAAATCCAATTCCCGTAATTGCTTGTGCGCCAGCACCAGAGTTCAATGTGAACTGTGCGTACTTAAACGGCGGCAACAAATTGCCGTCCTTGTCGTAGTTGTTGACCGTGTAGCAACCTGTGCCAAACCGCGCAGACGTCAGGTTGTAGTAAGTGGCAGTTTTCTGTTCAGAAAAGTCGTTGTTGTAGATGGCGACGTTGGTGCACGCGGAACCGCTGCCACCGAATCCAATTGCGGCGTACTGCGTCTTGGTGCCTTGACGGTCACCGATGCGGTTGCCGTGGATCTGGATGTGATCCGGCTGCGCAGGCGACGACACAGACCCAATGATCGTGACGCCGTTAGCGTACGGAAAGTACCCAGGCTCTTGGCCATTGTTGAAAATCTGGTTGTCGGCAATCGTGACGTTTTGGACGTCAGTCAACGCGATACCTTCCGCACCGCAAGAGTCAATCACGTTACCTGTGATGATCGTGTACGGTGCGCCGCATTCAATGCCGGATGCAGAGATGTTGGATCTGACCGCACCCGAGATGTTGTTGTTCTCAATCCGCAGGTACGCGCCAGTGCTGTTGCAGAAGATCGTGGACTCGCCGTTGTTGATGCAGTTGTTGTTGCCAAACAACCCCCGCGTCGGCATGAAGTAAGCCGCAGACCAATTGTTCGCGTAGAAGTAGTTGTTCTCCACACGAATGTCGTACGGCGTACCCAACGCGGAACTTGCAACCCAGAGAGCGGGAGCACTGACCGTAGACGGGCGGGGACGACCGTTGTTGGTGAAGTAGCACTCCGTCACAATCATGTTGCGGTTGGCGGTCAGCGCCAGCGCAATGAATGTGTGGTTTTGGAAGCCGCAGTTTGAGAACGTGACGTTCGACACCTTGGCAACAGCAAAAAGCTCCGCTGTTCTGCTGGCGTTGTTGTTGCCGTCAAACGTCAGTCCATAGAACTCCAAGTCGGTGTCGTAGTAAACGTCCACCGTTCCGGAAATGACCTCGTTGCGGATGGCGGTCACGCTGGCGCCAAACCCGGCTGTCAGCTTGATGATCGACTTGTTCATCCCGTCGCCGACCAGCGTTGTCTTGGTCTTGACGAGCAGCGTCGTCGATATGCGATAGGTGCCAGCAGGAAAGTAGACGCTGCGCCCGGTGCCGGCGTTCAGCGCGTTCTGGATGGCCGTTGTGTCGTCAGTCGTGCCGTCGCCGGTCGCACCATAATCCTTGACGGATATGGTTTCCCGCAAGCGGGCTTGCACGGTGGTTGCGGTCGCGCCTGTACCAGTTTGGATGAACCCCACCAGGCTGGATCCATTGGACGCGGCCAGCGACGTCAGCGGGCTGGCTGTGGTGATGTTGTCCACCGTCCAGATCAGCACATCAGTACTGGTGTACAGCGCCAGCTTGTACGCAGACGAACCCAGCCACACGTTGGCCTCGCCACGCGAGTCCAGAATGACCGGATTGGTGTTGGCAGTGGCGCCCGTGGAGTCGGTGTATGTCGCCAGGGGCGTAGTTGTACCGGCTTCGTACGAGTAGAGTTTGCCGCCAACCAGCGGCGTGCCGTCAGCGGCAAAGAACTGCTGCTTGGGCGAGGGCGACAGGGTTGTCATAGGAATCCTTACAGGGTTGCCAGAACAAACGCCAGCAATTGATCATATCGCACGCCCAAGCGGGTGGTTGCGGTGCCGTCAGCAGATTCAATGTCGTCGCTGCAGAACATGCCGTACTTGTGCGCGTCGAGTCCTTCGGCGGCAAACGCTGCCCGAACGTCCTGTGCAATCACGCCGACGTGCGTGCGAGCAGCATCACCCTTGAGCGCCACTGCCGAGTTCCACTTAAACGTGCGCACCAGCGTTTTCAGACGCTGCGCCACGCGGCGCTCGACGTCGGTGAGTTCTTGGATCTGCTGTTTCTCGTTGCCGTCAGAAGTGTTGATGGTGCCCACCGATGCGTAAACGGTGTTCCATCGTTGTCCGCTGGTGCCAAGGTTGTACGTGTTGTCGACGTTTGGGCGAAAGCCTGTGGCTTGCGTGACCGTGATAGCGGTGGTGCCGATGGCAGTGATTACGCCATTCGACCCAGTGACGACAGCAAAGTTGGTGTCTTGGTAAAACTTTGTGGTCGTGTTGCCAGCGTAGAAAGTAGTCCCGTATACGCCAGTCCAGTAGTAGCTTGATGTACCCAGCGAGTACGACGAGGATGAATACGGGCGTAAACCGCTGGAGTCTACTTGAGTGATGATTGAGCTACTGTACGCAGTCAAAACACCATTGGACCCGTTTACAAAAGCGTATCCAGAACTCTCTTTGTATTGCGCCTGTTGAGAATCTCCAGCCAAAAATTCTTGTGCATAAACAGAATACCAACGCTGACTACTTGTACCTAAATTGTAAGAGTAGCTGACATTTGGTCGAAAACCGGAAGATTGTGTGACTGTGACAACAGACCCACCGATGCCGGTAGTGACGCCGCTGTCACCGTCAACAACCGCAAACCCGCTGTTCTCTTTGAAACGTGCTTGCTGAGAATCGCCCGCTAAAAATTCTTGCGCGTATACGGAATACCATCGTTGGCTGCTAGTGCCCAAGTTATACGAATAGCTGAACGCTGGTCGAAAACCTGATGCCTGTGTGACGGTTATGGTTGTCCCAGCGTAGCGCATCAGCACGCCGTTGTCGCCGTCAACAACGGCGTATGCGGTGTCCTCTTTGAAGCGGGCCTGCTGGGCTGCTCCAGCTAGAAATTCAGTGGAGTACGTGGAAGCCCAACGCTGACCGCTGGTCCCCAAGTTGTAGGTGTTGCTGGCAAACGGACGAAAGCCGGTGGCTTGTGTAACCGTCACCGGAGTGCCAGCTATGCCGGTAGTGACGCCATTGTCGCCATCAACAACAGCAAACCCACTGTCTTCTTTGAAACGGGCTTGTTGTCCAGCACCGGCTAAAAACTCAGTGGAGTACGTCGAAGCCCAGCGTTGGCCACTGGTGCCAAGGTTGTAGGTGTTGCTGGCGAATGGGCGGAAACCTGTAGCCTGCGTGACCGTCACCGCGGTGGTGCCGATTCCCGTAATGACACCGTTCGTCCCCAAGAGCGTGACAAACGCACTGTCTTCAGCCAGCGTGCCGTTGCGCACGCCCGTCGTTGCGCTTACGGTGTTCAGTCGAGTGACGAATGCGTTTTCTGAGTTTTGGTACGCCAGGGTGCCAAAGATGACCGGTGGTGTTGTGCCGATCTCAGCGTTACGTTTGACCGCGTTTATCTCCGCGGTGTAGTCAACCGGTGCTGGCGCTACCTCCAAGCCGTTGATCGCCGTGTCGATGACATCCGAGTAATCAACCGGCAACGGGGCCAAAGCGAAATCATCCGATGAGCCGCCCGTGCCCTCGTACGTCAGCGTGAACAGGTTCAGAAAGAACCTGTACCACTCACGCGCAATGATGCCTGTTCGAGGATCAACCAACGGCACGCGCGGCGGCGTGATGGTCGTAATGTTCGGCGGGCTGCTCATGCCGAAGTGCCGCTCAGAAGCAACTCGGCGCCCATGATGGCAATCTTCACCGGATCAGTGCCGCTGACCTCGTAAACGCGGTCACGCAACTTCAGCGTCATGCCGAGACGGCGCCAGAAGACGCGGCGGCTGTACTCGCCGATGCGGCCCAATTCAGCCCAATGCTCATTCGACCAAGTGTGCCCACCGTCGTCCGACCAGCGCAGCATGACTTTGGGATTGACGCCTTGAGTGAACACAGGCTCTTCGTAGACCTCGTAAAGCTGCGCGGCAAAGTTCAACGACAGCGTTTCGTCTACAGCCGGAACCGGGTCGAAAGGGTCTAAGCCGTTGAGCCCGACCCCCGATTCACAGTCAAGCTGCAGCGTGTGGTGCGCGGTGCGCTTCAGATTGTTCTGACCCGTGGGCAACGCCCGCCATGACCGAAGCCACCGCTGCACGCTGTTGTTGTCAGCGTAGACGTCCAGGTCGAATGCGTAGACGTTGCCGTTCTCGTAGTCGCCGATGACGATCTCGTCACCAAACGACATCTGGCAGTTGCCACGGTGGCGCGTGAACGCGGTGCCGTCCCAGCCGGCACGCTCGTGCCAAGCGCTGGTCGAGACGTCGTACACCCAAGTGGTGTTGGCGTTCGGAAAGACCAGCACATAGAAGCTGTGGCCATCCTGCTGATAGGTGTACCCGATGGCGTCCGTCAGGCTGCCGTACTGTTGGATCTGCCACTCGACGGCGTGCGTACTGATGCGTTGGCCGGTGTACCCGTTGGCCCGATAGACGATACCGCGCCCGCGTGCGTCAGATCCAAGCCAGAAGATGCCGTTGTCCAGCTTGGCCACAGAATAGGGCGCTGAGCAGCCAATCTCATTGAACGCGCCCTGAATGCGCGTCAGCGGGAAGTCAGCCGCGCCGCTGTCGTACCACACCTCGACGCTGTTGTTGCCAAATAACCACGCTTCGCGGTGGTCAACCATGACCGCAACCAGCCCGTCAGGCGAGCCTTCGGCACTGGCAAAGTCCAGCGGGTCAACCGACGTGCCGTCCAACAGACTGGTGACCCACACGCGTTGGCTGCCGGGCTCGTTGAACACAAAGTACCCGTCGAGATAGCCAACCGTCACCGCGCCGGGGAAGTCGGGGTCTGTGATCTCGGCAAACGCGCCTGTGGCGTTGTTGTAGATGTAGCTGGGGCCGCCGCATGCGATGAACAACTGCGTGCCGTTGTCGGACATGGACACCGGACCAGAACCTGTGACGATGCCAACCGCAGTGGCGCCCCAACTGGTGTTGAGCTTGTACAGCGTGTTGCCGGACACCACAAATGCTGCTGTGGCGTCCGACTGAAAGGCCCACAGCCCGCGAATCGGGCCGCTGCCAACCGTGGCCAGCAAACGCAAACCGGGGCAGCGCTGAAGAAACGCCGGCTCTTTGCCTGCCTCCGGAACAATCTCTGGAAACAGATTGACCATGCGGCTGTCCGCAGCATTGACGCTGCGGGCCACATAGCTGGAGCCCAGAATCGGCGTCTTCATCAGTAGTTGCCAGCGTAGATGTTGAACCGCTGGCGAGTTGCGATCAACGAGTACGGCATGCTCATCACGTCATCCGGGTTGTTGATGCGCTTCAAGTTGCGCTTGGACGTCATAGCGATGCGCACCACTTGCGGCGGCGGCTCAACACCAAACTCAGGCGCGATCTCCATCGCCAAGTTATAGGTGAACGCCCGCAGGTAGCCTGGCGGGAACGCCAACGTGGTAGCCAGCGTGGCCGGCTGCGTCAACTCCTGCACCGAGACAAAATGCCACTCCAGCAGCCGCGTGGGCACCGGGTAGATGTACATCTCAATGTTGGGGTAGGTCATGTTGACCCACAGCACCTGCGGG